CTGCTGATGAACTTGAAGTCACAGCTATGGGAGATACCGCACATAAGTTTGTCAAGGGTCTAGAATCAGGCTCATTAACTGTTTCATTCCTAAATGACACAGCAACATCAAACGTACTACAGACACTCAATGCCGCATTCGGCACAACTGTTGCGGTAAAGATGGTACAGCAGAAAGTTCCAGCAGTATCGGCAACTAATCCGCTTTACACCTTTGATATTCTTGTCAACAACCTAACACCTATTAACGGCGCGGTTGGCGATATGGGAACACAGGATATTACTTTTACGCTAAACTCTGTAGTTACAAAAGCCGACACCGGCACGTTCTAATTTAACAAAGGGGCAAAAATGGCAAAGCTAATTATTACTAGGGCAGATGGCACTAAGTCTGATCATCAGATTACGCCGGGAATTGAGTATGCTTTTGAGCAGCAGTTCCGCAAAGGCTTTCATAAAGCCTTTCGCGAGGATGAAAAGCAAGAGCATATTTATTGGCTTGCATGGGAATGTCTACGCCGCGCTGATGCGCCTGATGTCAAACCTTTTGGCTCAGCGTTTCTAGATACTCTAGCTGCAGTAGATGTGGTGGCAGACGATTCCCCAAATGGCTAACGCGCGATTCCTTTACGTATAGGGTAGCTCAGCTGAGTATCCATACCGGAATTGCGCCTAGCGAGTTTATCAAGATGGACACGGACTTGCTTAAGGCTTTCTATGAAGTCCTAAAGCAACAGGCGAAAGAGCGAGAGAATGCCAGTAGAGGTAAAAGGGGTCGTAGAGGCTAGAAAGATTTTGCGTAAACTAGCCCCTGAAACCCTTAAGGCATATAACTCACAAATTGCTGCGCCATTAAAAGATATTACAAATGAAGCTCGTAAGGATGTGCCACAATCCTTTATGCGACTAGGTAATTTTAGTTATCCTGGGTATGATCGTAAAAGCCGTACAGGTCGTGAGAGAGCATTCCCAAGCTTTGTATCTAACGTAGTTAGACGTGGCTTGACTTATTCATTGGCTAAAAGTCGTGCTAATCGCTCAGGCTGGTCATCTCTAGTAAGTATGCTTAATAAGTCAGCAGCAGGTGCAATTATAGAAACTGCTGGCAGACAAAATACCTATGGTAGTTCCCAATCTAAATCAAATAACCCACAGGCAGGGCGCAACTTTATAGATGCCATGAATACTGAAGTGGGCAAATTAGAACAGACCGGGCGTACAGCCAAAACACAGGGGCGCTTAATGGGTCGCGCTGTAGTTGAGAATCAAGGCAGGGCTCAAGCCACAATACTAAAGGTTTTAGATCAGGTAGCTGCTCAAGCTAATGCAGAGATAGCGAGGTTGCCACGTGGCAATTAATTTTCCCATAGTTACTACATTTGATGACAAGGCAACTAAGAAGGCTGATAAAGCTTTTGGCGCATTAGGCAAAAAGTTTGCAGCTGTATTCTCTGTAGCAGCAGTAGTTAAGTTTGGCAAGGCATCTGTTAAGGCTTTTTCTGATTCTCAGAAAGAAGCAGCTCTACTTGCTACTCAACTTAATTCCGTTAACTTAGGTTTTTCTTCGCCCTTTATAAATGAGTTTATAGACAAATTAGAATTAGCATCTGGCGTTGCAGGTAAAGATTTAACTAATGCCTTTGTCAGTTTATCTCAGGCTACAGGCGATGCAACTACAGCCCAAAAGATATTAACAACTGCGCTAGATGTAAGCCTTGGAACTGGTAAAAGCCTACAGACAGTAAGCAATGCCCTGCAACGAGCATATAAAGGCGAAACTACAGCCTTAGCACGTTTACGTATTGGCTACACCACAGCTGAGCTTAAAGGCAAAAAGTTTGATGAGGTATTACAGGATCTACAGACTAGGTTTGATGGTGCTGCTGGTAGAGCAGTAGATACATTTGCAGGCAAGATGGCTAGATTAAGTGCAGCCGTTGAACAAGCCCAAGAAGCATTTGGAGAAGGTTTAGTATCAGGTATTGAAGAATCTGATATGAGCATTGAAGAATTACAGGAAAGCATTATTGGTTTAGGCAAAGCCTTAGGCACTTTAACGTCACAAATGGTTGACTTTGGTAAGACAACTATTGATGTGTTTGGAGATATTCAAAAAAGTTCAGCAGTTCAGGCTCTATTAAATATATTTGAAGCCTTAGTCCGTGGCGGTGGCTTTATTGTTACTGGTGAGCTAGTTCCTACTATGGATTCAGCAAGTGCTAGGTTAGCAGCTGAACAGAGAAGAAAAGCCGAAGAACAAAACAGAGCTCAGCTAAGAACGCGAAACGCATTACTAAGAGCTGAAAAGTTAACAGCCATAGAAAAATTAAAAAATGAAAAGAAGATTACAGCTGAAAAGAAAAAGCAGAATACAGAATCCAAGATTATTGATGAAATCAATAAGCGTTTTGAGATGGATCGTATACAAATTGCTGCTGCCCTAGGCGGTCAGATTAATGACGTAGAACGCCTACGTTTAGAGCTAATGCAAGCCATTCTTGATGAGGATGTTAAGCGAGCCATCATTCTTGAAGGTCAGTTAATTAAGGCTGAGGCTGAAGCTAAAGAACTAGCTATGTTGCTAGATAGCCTAGATGAAATGGTTGGAGATCCGTTTGCTGATTGGCCTGGCACTATCACACGCATTAAGGAACTGCTTAAGACACTTAACATTAAAATACCTATTGAAACCCTATTTGCTGAAAAAGGGTTAAAACTAGACCAAGAGAAGATGACAGTTACCAAGTTAGATCGCATGGATGTAAACGCCAATAGCGTTTACATTAATGGTGCATTGCAAGGTGCTAATGTGCCTAGTGTTATAGGCGGTGGGGGTGGCGGTACTTTAGCTGCTGATGTAGTAGCAGCATTCTTGGCTGGTGATCCTGAAGTAATTGCAGCTGTTGAGAATAATGCCTTAGCTAATGCAGCATTAGCAGATGCAGAATTGATACTTGCAGATGCTTTATTAGCTGAATCTGGTGGCGGTGGCGATACTAACATTACTGTTATTGTTGAAGGATCAGTTATAGCAGTTGAAGATTTGGCTGAATCAATAACGGACATTCAGTATGAATACCAACGCTCAGGTAAGAGCCCATTATTTAGTAGCATAGCGATATAATGCCAGCACCTACAGTACGAGTATTTGTTGACTTTGATAGCGATACCGCTTTTGAAATCAACCCACTTATTCTAAATAGCCTTACTGAAGGTATCTTAGGTACTAATACCCTTGGCTCTGGCACATTGCCAGTTGAGATTACTGACCTAGTAACTAAAGTAAACATACGCAGAGGTCGTAACCGCATAACATCTAAATTTGAGGCTGGAACCGCTAACGTAGTTCTTTATGATCAGAATGGCGATTGGAATCCTACCAACCCTAATAGCGCCTACTATCCCAACCTAGTACCCCTAAGGCAGATAATTATATTTGCTACCTATGCCACCAATGATTACTTCCTGTTCTCAGGCTTCATCACTAATTACGATACTGGCTTTAGGCAAGGCAATGAGGAACTAAGCACAGTTACCCTTAAATGCGTGGATGGTTTTAAGCTCCTTGCAGGCTCAGCCATAGACACAGTAGCAGGCTCAGGGGTGCAACTCTCAGGCGCTCGCGTGAATGCCATCCTAGATGACATAGAATGGCCTATAAGCCTACGAAATATAGATACTGGTGATTCTACCCTACAGGCAGACCCAGGAACCGCCAGAGATGCCTTGGAAGCCCTATTTACAGTAGAGCAGAGCGAGTTTGGCGGCATCTTTGTGGATGCCAATGGCAAGGTAGATTTTGTAAGCCGTAACAATCTAATCTCTAACCCAGCCTTCCCGGTCTATGAGTTTAGTGATCAAGGCGTGGACATCTCGTACACCAATGCAGTAGTAGCGTTAGACGATACTACGCTGATTAATGATGTGACTATCACACGCCTAGGCGGTACAGCTCAGAATGCCTTTGACCAAGATTCAATTGATAAGTTTTTCCTTCATTCAGGCACACGCTCAGGCATATTAGTACAGACAGATGCAGAGGCTTTAAATCAGGCTCAAGGCATCCTAGCCACACGCAAAGACCCTGAGATACGCATAGATAGCATTCAGCTAAATCTCTATGATGATGCTAACCCTAATAAGCCTTTAGCAGGCATAGATATAGAATTACTAGATGGCGTAACAGTTACTAAGACTACCCCAGGCTCTAGCAGCGTGGTGCAATCAAGCCTAGTAAATGCTATTCATCACGACATTACCAAGTCATCCTGGATGACTACCCTATACACAACAGAACCGCTACTGGCAGGCTTTGTCTTAGATTCCGATATATCGGGTATACTAGACACAGACGTGCTGAGCTACTAAGGAGAACAAATGGCAGGCGCAGGATATAAGTTGTTCAATACCGGGGATGTGCTTACAGCAGCCCAAGTCAATACGTATTTAAATGAGCAAACAGTTATGGTGTTTGCAAGCTCAGCAGCTCGCACAAGCGCGCTAAGCGGTGTATTGGCTGAAGGCATGATGTCTTACCTACAAGATACTAATTCAGTAGAAGTTTATGATGGTTCAAACTGGGTATCTGTTGGATCTACAGGTGATATAACTGGCATTACAACTGGCACAGATTCAGGTTTATCAGGCGGCGTTACAAGCGGCACAGCAACTTTAAGATTGAAATTAGAGTTTGATGCAGAAACAGGCACTACATATACCTTAGTGGCAGGCAACCTTAATCAGCTAGTAACACTTAATAACGCTAGCCCAATAACTTTAACTGTACCGCCTAGCGTTTTTAGCGCGGGTGATGTAATAAACATAGCGCAGATCGGAGCAGGCCAAGTAACACTAGCGCAAGGCGCAGGTGTAACAATAACTAGCACAGGTGCAACCTCTAGCGCCCCTAAACTTAGAGCCAACAAGTCTGCTGCTTCTATTATCTGCACGGCATCAAATACGTTTTTGGTCGTAGGAGATATAGCGTAATGAGTTTAATCGGGATTATTGCTAGTCAAAATTATCCGCGAGGCATAACTGCTGATATTTTAGTTGTAGCTGGAGGAGCTGGTGGGGGTAGTGGTAATGCCAGCGGTGGTGGTGGGGCTGGTGGATTTAGAACAACGAATTTATCTTTAAGTGGTTCTTTTACTGTAACGGTTGGAGCAGGCGGTGCAGTTGATGCTAATGGCTCTAATTCTGTTTGCAGTAGTATAACTTCATCTGGTGGCGGTAAAGGCGGCTCAAATACAACAGGCACAAACGGCGGTTCAGGTGGCGGTGGCACAG